CTCTTCCGCCATCTGTTCCAAATGTTCCTTCGCTTCGGACAAGGGCAGTGGAATCAACGGTGATTCGCCCTTACTTCCATCCTGGTACACTGTGATTCCCTTCAGTTCTCCTATGTACTTCCTCATGTCTTTTGACAACTGTTCGAAAGTATAGTCTTTCGGTAAGTTGATCGTCTTAGAAATAGAATTGTCTATGTGTCTCTGACAAGTCGCTTGCATAGCAAGGTGCGCTTCTGGTGAAATATCGTGAGCACCCTGAAAATGTTTTGTAGACCTACGTTTCTCCAAAAAGCTTTTCAACAATGGATGAACGACAACTTCCATGCTGCGAGTTTGAGATACCTTATCGTGCGTATCTTTGTGCTCATTAAATCGTCTCTGGTAAACAGGCTGGAACATCGGCTCTATCCCAGAAGAACATCCGGCCACTATGGAAATCGTACCCGTTGGAGCAATCGTCAACAGGGCACAATTGCGAACACCATGTTCTTTGATTAGTCGATGAAGTCTTCTTGTCAAACACTTACGAGCAAATCCAGTCTTGGTGTGCTGATCAACATCAAAAGCATGGAATGATCCCTTCTTGATAGACAGAGATATACTTGCGTGATAAGCCTGCTTCTTCACGAAATCCATCACCTTATCAACAACGTCTCTACCTGCTTGGCTGGAATATTTCAAATCAAGTTCCAACAGCATGTCGTGAAGACCCATGACTCCCAGACCTATTCTTCGGAACTTCTGACACGTCTCCTGTATGATAGGCATGGGGTAGTTGTTCTGATCAAGTACGTTGTCCAAAAACCTAACACTCATCGCGACTGTTTCTTCAAGCATATCCCAGTCAATCTCTCCGTCGACAACGTGTGTGTGAAGATTAACCGCCCCAAGACAACAGCAGTCATATGGCGGCATCCAAATTTCACCACAGGGATTTGTGCTAACCAGTTCGTGCCGATACGATATCGTATTCATAGCGTTCGCGAAACCTAGATTCAACAATCCGGGGTCTCCATTCTTGAGAGCATTCTTGACGATCTTGTCCCAAATATCTTTAGCAGCTATCCTGCTGCGTTCTTCACCTTGCCATTTGAAGACCACATCTTCTCCGTCATCTAGTAGCTTCAAAAAGACATCGTCTATCAGTACGGATATATTGGCGTTGCTGAGTTCATTGTTGTCTAGTTTCGCTTCCAGGAATTCCATCAGATCAGGGTGATCATATTTGAGACAGAACATCAAAGCCGATCGCCTGCCGCCGCCTTCTCTTAGTTCATTGCACACGGAATTGATCGCTCGCATAAGACTAACTGCGCCGGTAGCCTCACCGCCAGTGCCTCTAATAAGCGAACCTCTCGGGCGAACCTTAGAAAAGTTAATTCCAACTCCCCCACCGGTACCGGAGATAATGGTAACTGCTCTGAGTGCATCTCCCCACCCTTCTCTAGAGTCTAAGTCGTCTGTCCACACAAAGCAATTAAGCATCTGCCCCCTTCTGCGTCCTGCCCCTCTCCATATCCTTCCGCCAGGAGAAAAACGATTTGTCTGTAGGATATCTAGGAACCTAGCGAAATATTCATCTCTCTTGGCTCCCATCTCTGCGTCAGATATCGTCCTAGCAACTCGTTCGCACGCCTGTGCAAACGTTTCTTCAGCGTGAATGGCGTACCTATCACGAAAAATCTTCAGCGCAAATCCATGCGGTTCGTACTTCTGAACAACACTCACTCTTCATCGCCCCCTTTTATCTGGATGCCACCGATGGCATCATTAGGTTCAAAATCCAATTGTTCAGAACTAGGTTGTCGTTCTAAATATGACACGACAGCCCTTCTGAATGGTTCTATCAGGTAATTTGCATATCGTTTGTACCCACTATAAGAGCGTGAGTCAGCGAAACGTAACACAAACCAATTTTCAATATTGTCTTTTCCAACACTGGCCACAAACTTTCGAATAGTCTTGTCTTGTGTCGCGTCTCTGATGTCAAACATATGGGTGGAGACGACACGGACTACACTATCTACTAAATCAGGGTTAGCTCCCCACTCTTCAAGTCTTGCTCTGGCTATTTCTGCCGACTTACCAGCGTGACCAGGGAACTTCGAACGCGACGGATCATCCGTTGGGTCTATGTAGTATTTGCCCAGGTCATGGAATAAGCCAGACAGCAAAGTGGTGGGGTTTTTCACCGTCATTGCATCAAGTACGAGCATCGTGTGCTTCCATACGGATCGTTTGTCTCGTTGTTGTACTGAACGGCTATTTTGTAATTCTGGAAACTCTACGGTACCATCGAACCAATACCAATAGTCACTCGGCACATGCGCCGTCATCATACCGCGAATAATTTCCGGTACTTTGTTCAAGGTAGTATCACCGCATTTTTGTGTAGGAGACTCGTTACAGCAGACAAAGAGATAGCTTCAGCCAAATGTGGCACTAAATGACCACCGGTAATTGTACCCAAACGGAACGGGATACCCACTAGATAGTAGTGACCATCATATTCTTTGAACAAGCCACCACCGCTTGCGCCAGGAACGATCTGTGCCGTATTGGAGTAGATGATGACATCTACTTCTCCCCTTCGTTCTGTCTTGACTAGAGATATGACACCAATTGTTGGTCCAGGGAAATCATCTGTCAGATTACATCCAATTGCGAACACTTCGTCGAAGATACCTATTCTGTCCAACATATCTTTAGTCGCGAATTTTGCAATAGAAAGCACCTCAGATGAATTGAAGGCCAACAATGCTATGTCCACTTCTTTGTTCTCTGCAATGACTGATGCTGGCCACGCTTCGTAGGTTCCGTTGACATGATCGAAAGTCCAAACTGTACATCCCTTGTCAATTCTTCCGGTCGGTGACTTAGGATCGGATACGAATCTGCCTTTTGTGACATGCTCACTAGTCAACACTGAGTATCTAAATACACCATCCATTCCGGTGTCAGTTTTGCCTATCAGTGTTCCAGAACCATCTCCGGTTTCTGTTCCTACATACACTGAGGTGTGAAGCATTTCTCGGCGTTTCGTCTCGCTATCAGACGCATAGGAAGCCACTGTCAAAAGACAAAGCGACAAGATGCCAACCAAAAAGTTTGTTCGAGACAGCATACCTTACTCCTTGCTTACCATGTTTTCTTCCAAGATTTTTCTAGCCGTAGTCAGAGCAATTGCGTTTCCTAAGTGTGACATGACTTGATAATCTGGTGTCATCGCTACTCTAAATGGAATCCCTATCAGATAATAGTGGCCGTCGTATTCCCTGAATAGTCCACCGCCACTTGAACCATAAGTGATTGGTGCTGTTGTGCCGTATATCATCCATTCTATTTTTTTGGTGACTCCAGAAACAACCTCAGATATGATTCCAAATGTTGGAGTTGGACGCATTCCCAATTGACATCCCACAGCAAAAACATCATCAAACACACGGACATCTTTCAGCATCTCATCTGTGGCTAACAAGGCAACCGGTATTGGTTGATCTGACCTAAAAGATAGCACGGCCAAGTCTAAGTAAGCATCTTCTGCAACAACTTTAGCTGCGTATCTTTTTTTCTTTTTCCCTTCGTGATCAAAGACAACGACACTACACCCAGTATCAATGGGTATTTTGATCAATGCCCCTATCATGAAATCGGCGGTAAATGAGAATACCATTCTTGTTCTTGTTATGTGGTGATTAGTCAATACTAGATATTCAAATGTGCCATCAACTTCTGTTTCGACCTTTTCGTATATGGTGCCAGAGCCCGTAGATTGTCTCGTTCCTATTCGAACTACTGGTCCTAGCATCTCACGTTGTTTTACGGCTATTTGATCAACTTTCTCGACTTCGTGTAAGGCACATTGTCTTTCGGGAACAGCGGAAATTGAAAAGAGAACACCAGCAAACAACATCAACAACAAACAAACAGGGGTGACCCTACTAGACAAAGAAACCATTCATACCTCCAAACTGCAAAAAACGATAGGGCGACCCAAACCGGATCGCCCCATCGAATCTTTTTACTTCGAGAA